CTTCTGACCCAACACCATCTTCAGACGCTTCTCCAGGTCCTCATGGGACTTGAATTGATCTGATGCAACAAGTGCTGACAGAGAGTATTGCTTCTGCCACAATGCTTCCAATGCATCATCATCATCTAGAAGTGGTGAAACTTTATCAAACTCAGAAGAATCATAGTTCCAGTAACCTGCAACTTTCTTCAGTTTCAGTTTGAAGTTAGCACCTTGCCAGAAGTCAAAAGGATTGATTGGAGTCTCATCCTCAAACTCAGGTTGCATTGCTTCCATGACCTTATCAAAGATCTTCTTACCAAACTTATACAGGAAGACACGACCTTCATTTTGAGGGTTAGCCTTGTCCTGCACAACATAGATGTTGGCATAGTAAGAGAGTTTGCGTTTCTGCTTACGAACAGTATCTTTATCTGCTTCGTTACCGCTGTTCCATAGTTCGCGGTTATACTCTGACACAGGGTCTTTACTACCATTTGTAGTCAGAGAGTTTTCAATGTACCATCCACCAGGACCTTGGAAGGCATGGGAGTACATCTTTGCCCAAGGAAGATCTTCACCATTAGGTGCGGGCAAGAAACGGATTACGGCATAACCATTGCCGGTCTTATCCATTTCAGGTTTCCAGAGACGCTCATCAGCACCACTAGAAGTATTGTTCATCTTCTCAACTTCCTTTACCAGTTTAGATGTAAGGGAACCAAGAGAGGATTGCTTTTTAAGATTTGCGAAAGACATAGAATTTTTAGATTAATTAGATTTGGCTTTTGTGTACTTCGTTATTCTAGACGAGTCAGTCGTCTTTGTCAATCTGCTTCTTCATAACATCAAGCATTCTGCTCATGTTATTAAAGATCATATTCATATCGGCACCAGATGGAAGACCCATCATTTGTGCAGAATCAAGAATGTTTTGTTTCATCTTTTTTGCTTCAGGATCATCAGACAAACTCAAACGGGTATAGAGAACTTTTTGTTTATCAATAAGTTTCTCTAAAAGTCCCACATGAAAAAGTTGTTCTTGCCGATTCATCTTAGGAAAATTAAAAACATTACGATATACATCGTCTTGTAACTCACTTATTACCGTCATTTCTGCACGGACAACATCAGATTCAAAAAAACTCATTTTCCTAAAACAACCTCCTTAACAATTTTTTTATAACGGAATACATCAATATTTAGGAATGGAGAATACTTTTTCATTCGAAGACTTACAGTTTCCCAGACAGGGTCTTTTAGATCTTTATCCCACTTAGTCCTGAATCCAAGTATCTTGTCAAGGATAACCATAGTCTCAATTGATATACTCTCTCTCAGATATTCCTTTAAGATCAATGGATGACCTTTTTGACTTGAGAATGCTGAATCTATCTTATTCTCAATCAAGATAGATTCTATTTCTTCTCTAAAGATATATGATAGTGATTGATTCCTTTTCTTCCATGCGGTATACCGACCCTCTCCTTCTCGAATCATCTCTCCGATCCAGAGTTTACTTGGGTCAGTACAGGTAATAAAGTTAGATATAAAGAACTCGATTACTTCTTTATCATCCTTACCTCTGGCAAGTTTCTCAAACCAGAAGCGATCTTTTCGTTTATAAAAAGACTGGACAGTCGCACGACTCTTCCCACAATACTTGTGATAGTCGTACTTCTCTTTCGTAAAGTGATTCTTTAACGAGAGGTATTGTTTGTAGGCATCAAACGGCATCATGAAAAAAGTAATAGGGTCAAATTTTTGCCGGAATTTTTTCAGGCAAAAATAAAATCAAATCGGTAGTTTTGCTCTGGAACTTCTCTTCAGGAAATTTAGTTCTTGAGCCTCGCACTTAACCTTATCTTTTAAAGGTTTAGTAATGAGTTTAGGAACAAATTCCACATCAATACTATTCAGTTCACAGAAGTGAACGATAGCATCAATGTAAGTCATGCTTTTATTTTTTAAGACAAGAGTCTCAATTTCCTGCGTAAAACGGGTGGGACAAAAGAACTTGTTTTCCAATGCCTTTTCTAGTTCTTTATCCATCCTCTGACCCAATATTGTGATGTACAAATTCTTTAATATATCTAACCAATAACTTAATATAATCCCCTTTGTTCCTTTTGTCAAATACTTTTACTTCTCCACCAGGTGTAACCATAATGGTGATAAGTTTTTTGACGGGGATACCGGTTAGTTCATAGTAGGCAGCAGCATAAAAAGTTTCTTGAACGAAATAGTTTTCTAACCATTTCTCAGGTTTAATCTTTTCAGAAGTTTTAAAGTCAATGACTGCAAGTTCTCCTTCGTATTCTGCAATACAGTCAACCCTACCAGCTAAACCAAGATACTCTGAGTATAGAGTTCTTTCTATAGCGTGTACGTTATTTATCTTATCTAGATACGGTTTAGCATGATGAAACATAAACTGAGTAAGAGGACGAAAGTCATCCCAGTTTATTTCATTGTTCCTCATGTATACTTCAACTGCTTCATGGAAATCAGTGCCACGGGTAGTTGCTTTCTTTGTAATTTTGTTTGCTTCTTCAACACCAATTCTCTTTCGCCAGTTAATAAAAATCTGTCGGTTATAGAAAGAAGTCACAGAAGTAATAGAAGGCACCCAGTCTCCATTAGGTAAGTTATAGAGACGGATGCCTTTAGTTTCTTTCTTATTTAATTCAAGGTCACCAAGGTAATTACAATGCTCAAAAATCATAAATTCAAATCCATTTTTGCAACTAAGTATTCTTTACAGAGACCAGATCTAACAATGTCTTCGACACCAAATTCAATGATGTCCATAGACGGCATTGTTCTAAGGATTCGCATGAAGTCAGCAATACCATTCTTCTCCGCCGTTTTAACAAGGTCAGATTGTGTTGCGTCTCCACAGAACATAATTTTACTGTTCTCTCCTATCCTTGTAATTATACTATCAAGTTCATGAAAATTCAAGTTCTGAAATTCATCAACAATAATAACTGCATTATCAAGAGTTGTGCCACGAATGAATGAAGTAGACCAGAAACTTACAGTCCCTTGATTTTTAAGATTGCCATACAACATCTCAAAATCATTATCGTTTGGCATCTCAAACATATACTTCACCATATTCTTATATGGAATCTGATAAAGAGAAGACTTATCCTCATGATCACCAGGTAAGAAACCAATCTCTCTAGTTGCTACAAGAGACCTGACAATGTAGATTTTCTCATAAGGAGTCCTTGTATCAAGAACATCTCTTAGGGCATTGTAGAGGGTAATAAACGTCTTACCTGTTCCTGCTGCACCATAAGCAACGATATTTTGATCGTTCTTATAACAACGAAATAATTCTTGCTGGTTTTCTGTTAACGGTTCGATGGTTTTCATCAAATCCGTATTGATTGGTTTCTTTCTTTTCATCTGTCTGTTAGACATTCCGAATGGAACTGGTGATTGAGACTTTTTCTTTGAGGTCATACGCTATAAAAAGGTTAGAAGAATTAACCGTAGTATCGGTTTTTACTGACATTTGCACCTGGTTGTCTGGATGAACGATCTAAAACCTCATTCCATCCATTGGATTTAGCTTCACCAGTCCACTTAAACTCAGTAGACTGACCTGCACATCCTTCTGACCAGTCTTTATCCCATCCTGGATTTTCTTTTCTCCACTCATCATATACTTTCATAGTCATACTGAGTGTCTTCTTCTCTTTTGTTTCTAAATTAATAACAGGGTATGTTGGCATAGCTCAATTGTTGGTGTAAATATTTATGAAACCCATTCCATTGCTTCAGCAACAGCAGGGAATTGTTCACAGAAGATTCTCTTTGCACCTAGTGCAAGATCCATATGTTCCTTCTGTGTACCATTTGCAGAACGCAAATCGATATAATGGATCCACGACCGAACTGAGCCTGTCATGTAAATTTTGGTGGGACACGCCAAAGGGAGCACAAAGCGAGCACACTCCTTTGCAATCGATGCATCAAGCATCTCTTTGTAGAGTTTCATTCCCTCTTCAAAGTGTTTTTGCATTTTGATTTGGAACTCTTGACGGATAAACGCATCAATATCATCAATACTATTCTGACGATTCTTGGTGTCTTGCCTACGGAGTTCTGGTAGAGGGATCGTCTCCGCGAGTAGGGAACTATCAGCATATCGTTGTGAGAATTCTTGATATGTAAATGAACGATGGCGCAGCACCTGAGCTGCAATTCCTCTGGTAGTATTCAACTCCAGAGTCATGTATGCTTGCTCGAAGATACTCCAATGTTGGTGCTTTACACAATACTTGAGTAGACCAGAGAACTTTTCGTTCTCTTGGTTGTTAGGATTACTCACACGGGCACAGTATGCCATGTGCTTCTCTGCATCAGGAGTTGCGCTGATTAGTTTTACGTTGTTCTCGTTCATCAAGTGTCTCGTTAATAATGTCTTTTAGTTCTTGTCTTTCTAAATCAGTAAAGACATTTCGTTTTGGTATCACCAATGGTGGATAGGATTTCTTTGATTTTGATTTACCACTACCAGGAACACTCATCCCTTGTGTATCTATCTTATCCATCGTCATCCTCAAAAACTTCGTCATAATCTAATATGTAGTTGGAAGCAGGATCATCGAAATTTTCTTGCTTGGTCGTGTATACATCCACATCAGAGTATACCTCAGACTCTAGAGCATCAACCAGCAGTTTTAGATTCTTTACTATCAGTTTTAGTTTATCTCTTTCCATAAAAAATGGGAGGTTT